CCTGCCGCAACCGTATTAGCGGCGGTTGGTGTTACTGTGTCTACATCGCCAGCAGCAGACCCAATTTGAGTTATAGTTATTGCTCCATTTGTAACCGCAACACCGCCTATTTTACCCGTTAGAACGGCATCCGCAACCGTGATAGCCGTTCCCAATACAGACGATATTTTTGTAATGGTTCCAGCAATCGGAGAAACAACCCAAGCAGAGTTTGCAGAAGAAACGTTTGGAATATAAACCTGAAGGTGAATTGCGTCAGAATGTTCAACAGTAGCCGTAATTGAGGTTGCTGTTTTAGCAGAAACCTCTAGTGAAGATTTTGCAGTAACGGCTGTCATTGCTGTTAAACTATCTACAACTTGAACATGGATTACATCGCCCAAATTAAGAAGAGAAATTATACTCAAGAAGTAGTCGGCAGCAACTACCGTAGCCAATGTGTCCGTGGTTCGGTATGAGTACACTTGACGAACAGACCCACGCTTTGATTGACTTCCTTCTGAGGAAAAATACAATTTATTAAACGCCATTTTATGTAACTCCTTTAAATGTTAGATAACAACTGATTCATCAATCGTTGATGCATAGATTCCAAGAGAATCTACAGCAATGGCGCCAGCTGAAAGTTTGCCAGTGATAAGCCACGATGTTTTTTCAGGGATGTAATTGATCTCAGTTGAAATATCAATTCCGATACCCAAACCAACGGCGTCTTTATGCCAAGCAAGAAGTGTACGGATGTTACCAGCCAAGCTCAAACCGCCTTCGTCGCGATCTTCAATCATGTGAAATTTAAAACCGCACATTGTATTGATTTGACCATCAACAAGGGCTTTTACGTTTTGAAAGTCGCTTGATGTTGCTTGTGTTGAACCGAGCAGCTGTTCTAGACCTGTTGCTGAAACTGCCAAATGGCGATCACTTGATGGAACACCTTGGGCATCCATAAGCTTTTTCAGTCTTCTAACCTTTGGCATGTTGAATGCGTCAGAGCCACCTAAGTTAGTAGTAACGGTTGAGGTTATACCAGCAAGAACAGCGTTCAATTGAATTTGGTCAAGTCTGCGACCTAAAGCACCAGCTACGACTTGTACAAGTTCGCGCTGTTCGTCAAAGTTGACTTTTTGCTTGTCGAAAATGTCTGTGTATTCAGAGGCGTTCCAATCTGCCAATGTTGCCGTTACGTTAGAGTGTGTAACGTTCATGGGGGTAACGTCTGTTTGAGGGACGCGGGGCATTGCAAGACCTTTGCCCATTTTAGGGAAGCGAATCGTAGAACCAACTACGTTATTACGTGTGCGACATGTGCCTTTAAGTTTTGCCATGCCTTGATAAGCTTGTTTAACTTCAGCTTCGAATTGCGCGACAAATGATTGATTTAATTGATTTGACATAAGAATACTCCGTTAAAAGAATTTAAGACCAATAGTTGCTTTCGCTTCTTAATTGGCATTTCTTCTAACGGGTATTAGGCCGTTCGAAATGGTTTAGAAACTGCGGGATTACTTCCCCGTCGAAGTTCTGTCTATCCAGAATGTCAGTAGGGGAAAAGAGGATATCCGCTACTATTAATTAGGATGCAAGTTTTTGAAGAATTTTTCAACCTCTTTTCTTAATGGTGCACCTTTAATTTCATCGCCGTAATCTGGATGGGCTATTAGAGCGTCAATTTCCTCTCTTGTTTTACTTCCGTCTACTGAAACCCCGTTTGTTGGGATATCATTTATAAACCCAGCGGCGTTCTTAATCTTAGTCATAATCTTCATATGCTCGGCGGAGGCGGGGATTTTGAGAAACTCTTTGTATTCCTCTTCGGTCAAAACGCCATTTTGTACGTATTGACGTCCCCATCCTTTGTAACCGTCGGTAATCTTCTTGTGATCCGGCCCTAAGCGTCTTTGTTCTTCTAGCTGCCACTGTCTGATTTCCTCTTGTGTTTGCTCCTCTGACTTTTCAAGTTTGCCTTCCTTATAGGACTTATGGAATGACTTCAAGAGACCGTTAAACTGTTCTTGGTTGAGTTTATTTTCGTAGGCAATCTCTTTAAACACGGAAACAAAGTTATCATCGTCTGAAAGGGGGGTTTCCTCATCATCCCACTCAAGCTTATAGCCACTGACTTCTTTCGGGGCGTTTTGAGAGCCTGTAGATAGTTTTTTACGCAAGCCAAGGGCCTTGTTTTTTTCAGCTTCATACGCCTTAATAAGATCATCTGTCTTTACGGCGTTTTTATCTGCGTCCCAATACTCATCTGGTAGTGAGGATGGCTTTTCTGGCTTAATGGTTATATCCGTATCAACAGTTTCTTTGCTTTCAGTTGTAGAACCTTCGGCTGTGGCTTCGTCTTTTACATCGTCCTCACCCAACAAAGTTGCGTCGCTCATAGTTCAATTCCTCTCTTCATTCTGATAGTAATTTCTCTAATTATTGAATTCTGCCCGTCTCTGTGAAACCCCATAGCGGCTCCGTTTTCAAATCCGAGGTTAGGAAAGAACGTTGGTTGTTCAATGGTGTTTTTCCTATAGTAGTCGAGTAATTTTTGCCCATCTTCAGTATTAAAGACGCGGACATGTAATTTGTTGAGTTCGTTTTCCTTGGCTTGCATAGCTTCATTAGCTACTTTTGCCTGTTCTTCTATATCCTCATTGGGATTCCATAGCTGTTGCGTTTCCATTTTCTCTCCCTTGCATTTGCAATTGTTCAGCTTGCGCTTGCTGAACCTGTTGCATCATTTGCTCTCTCTCTTTTTCACTGCGCATTAATTGTGCTGGCACGCCAAGCTTTTCACCTACAAACTCGCCTATATTCTCAACCTTGTAGGCCAGCATGACGGCTTGTTCTCCGCCAATAGCTCCAATCATCTCTGCGGCCCTTGCTACGTTTTGCACGTCCTCGTAACCCTGCTCTTTGGCAATTGGAGATAGGACGTGAATTTTTACGTAGAAATTGTCTAGCTTGGATAGTTCAGGAGGTATTTGAATAATCCCTTTCTCATCCAGGATGGAAAGAATGATTTGCCACAAGGGTTGAACAAACTCATAAACGAGGCGTCCATAGTAGGAGGCTGTGTCTACAGCGAATTCTTGTGTCCTTGCAATAAACTCTGTAGGAGACCTGACAGGCCCACTTACCGGAGGTAGAGGGCTATTCAGGCACATAGATTTAATATTTTCTTGGAGTTCTGAAATCATAAACTGTTGAATGTTCAGGTTTCCGGCTTGAGGAATAGGCATGATTGAGGGGCCATTTGGCCCACCGTTGCGGCTTACCGGAATAAAAACACCTGGATTTAGAACAAGCGTATTTGGGTTTATGACGTCTGAATCCGCGACCGTGTACATACCCCATGCGTTCATTTGAGCGGATCGAATGCCAAGTTCCTTGACCTTGTTCAACATGTTAAGGTCTGGGGTGGCCTTTACAAGAGGGCCTCTGCCGAATACTTCCCCTGCTATTTTTCCTAACCTCGTGCAAACTGCTCTTGATACCGGATAGTTTCTTGAGACGATGCGCTCACCTGATTTTTCAATAAGAACATCGTAGTAATGCTTTTCTTTGTTCTCATAGAAAGTCTCTATAAGGTCGACTTCATGGGTTGGATTGTTTGCAAGTTCATTTTTGATATCTTGAGGCAACTTTGCGTCCGGCCAAGTCTTTTCAATAAGCATAACGGCCATACATTGCTTGCGGAATATAGACCCAACGCTTCCATAAGGGCCTTCCTCAATAGAAACCTGCTCTATTGGCATTGCTACAAAGTTAATTGGCTGGGACTCTTTGGTTCCTGGCAACGCCATTAAGGTACCTGTTCCAGCTGCCAAATCATTATAAAACTCTGACATGCACACATGAAAGTTTGAAGTGTCCAGAACATCAAAGGCAACGGATGTTATAATATCTAAGGCTTCGTTTACCTTTTTGTGCGCTTCTTTTGGTATTCCTTGGCCAGCCTTTAAAGCAACCCATCTCTTAAATGGTGGGGTGAGACTTGATTGCATGCGGTTAACGAACTTATCAGTCGCAATAATGCCTGTTGAGTCGTATAGGTCTTGATTCTTTTTCTGACCTGGGGAGGTGGGGTTGAAGTTGCTGCGCTGAGGCATTGCATACTTGAAGGCCCCTTCGTATAGGCTTCTAAAGCCTTCTTTTTGTTTAAGGGAGTGCTTATACCTGGCAATGAGTTCTTTGGGTTCTAGCTGCAACGTCTTATCCTAACGTTGTTCTTAAGCCGGATGTGACGCCAGTTTCATCACCGGAAAGCAAGGATCGCCTACCTCTGCGCCTTGCACCTCTAATGGTGTCGCTCTCTTCCATTTGGAGGCGTTCTTTTTCTTGCTTTGCCCTCTGTTCTTGAGCTGCTACTTGTTGCTCTTGTCTTTGCAAACTTGCGCGCTGTTCTTGTTCAGCTCTCTTCCCAGCCCTTTGTTGACTTCTGTATGAGCTGTATCCTGTAAAGGCACTTGCGGCAGCAAGTAGGAATGGTAAAAAGAACATGATGCGTCACCTCCTAAAGATTCAGACATACTAAAAGTATGAAATAGGTTTCTCTGAAATTGAAAGTCTTTTCTTTGTTAAATACTTGTTAAATATCAAAAAACGTTCCAATCCATCTTAGCAACCATGGGTTTTCCAACGTTAAATGTTGAGGCGGATATGGGGGCAGCAAACGTAAGGGCGAGAGCATCGGCACAATCAGGGGAGGCAAGCCCTCGGCTTTTCATATCCTCTTTCTTTTCAAGAAGGATTTGCCCTTTGTTGGTATATCCGTACTCAACAGACGTAAGGTCGGTAAAAAGATCATCGTCTTTGGGAATCTCTGCGCCTTCTTTGAGCCAGTCTCTCATATTGGCCCACATCTCAGCTCTTTTGTTGGCATACCTTGCGGAATCGTCAGCGGCACTCCCAGCGTTGACCTCAATCACCTTTAGCCCCCATGACCGACAAATGTCGACAACGCCAGCCCCAACACCCACACCGTCGATAAAGATAGGCATCTTTGGATAGCTGCTTGAAAACTCAGATATGCGGTGGGAAAGCTGAACGGTGTCCAGGTTTCTGTATTTTTGGATGAAATGTGTTTTGCGGCCTTGTCTTACAAGAATGACGCTTTGATCGTCTCCAAACCTGGCCACGTCTACTCCCATGATGTGAGGCATCTTATCGTAATGTGAGGCTTCATATTGTTGGGCAGCTTCTACGACTGCCGATGAAATAAATTGTGTACTAGACGCTTTTGGAAACTCGCCTAAAACCTTTACCCTTACCCAATCTGAGTCAAGGCCGTGGTCTTCAATCCAGTGTTCAAGCTTAACCTTGTTGGTCATTCGGGCTGTGCGACCATCAATCTTGAAGGGAATCCAGCGGTGGCGGTCTCTGTGAAAACAGGAATGAAACCTTCCTGTGGTTTTGGTGGGGTTGCTATAGACAAGCCACATTGACCCTGTAGTGGTCATGGCTCCTTCTACGGCACCCCATATCACATCGTCTATACCGCTTGCCTCGTCAAATAAGACGAGAACGTGTTGTGCGTGGGTTCCTTGAAAAGCTTCAGGGTTATTTTTTGACCAGGGGATTGCGGCTGCAAACCAGGTTGAGGGATGCTCTTTGAAATAAAACCTTGTGGCTGTCCATTCAAACCAATGCCGATTGATGGCCATGTTATTCCAGACGGCCAATTCTCGCCATGTTTTAGTTATGAGCTGACTTCGTGTGTTTGCTGTGACCACAATTTGAGGATGGGGGCGGGTTGAAATAAACCAATGGATTATCCATGCGCTTTCCGCACTCTTACCGACACCGTGTCCGGCTGTGGTTGCTATTTGGATGGCTGGGTCAAGTCCATTGAGGTCTATAGGTTCTCCCTCTGCTTCACGTAAGCGGATTTGATCCCTTATGGTGTTGAGGTGATTCTTTTGCCACTCGTCGGGGCCTGTCTCATGTTCAAGGGGGGTTCCTGGTTCCCCCCAAGGAAAAGTGTACATCACATACCTATACGGGTCATCATAAAAACCCATGATATCATCAACCATATCCATTATTCTTTAATCTCTGCGACGCGGCGTTTTGAAGACTCTATTCTTGACCCGACGCTCAGTTCGGCTTTCATGTTAACGTCTTGAGATTGTTTGTCTGACCACCCGTGAATATTGCTGGTAAGCCACTTAAACATGTTGGTGTTGTATTCTTTCGAGGTGAGGGCAGCTACCCCCTGTTGTTCCCACCAAGCCTCTGATAGCGTCTCTCCCACGCGTACGGCGTCGGAAAAATCTTGGTGTTGTTTTATCCATTCGTATAGGGTGTCTTTGTGTACTCTCAAATGAGCTGCAACCCTTGTTTTGCTCCAACCTTGTTCCATAAGTTCTATTACAAGGTCTATATACTCTGGCTTATATTTCGTTGGTCGTCCTATGGGGTTCAAAGCGTTGTTTCCTCTAATGCTTTTGAAGTGATTGTTAAAGATTTTGCTTATTGTGAATTAATGGGCTAATCGGTATCCTCTGGGTAATATTTAGTAGCTCCCTTTATTCCCCACATAACGGATTCCTCAAGCTTCCTTCGAGCAAGTGCTATCTCTCTCAGATTTACGTAGTTATCCATTCTGTTGTTGTCGACATTGACCTTGGTGACGGTCATAGCTTTTCCATATAAGAAATCAAGTTCTTGGGCCTTTTGCTTTATATCCCTCATTAATTCTATAACTTCAGGGGGATTTGTGGCGTAATCCGTTCTAAACTTGTCATTCTTCATGTGGTTTCCCTTTCATTGTGTGTTTAACGCGTCTGAATGAGTCAGCCATAAAAAAATAGGATTCTGGGAGTTCGTGCATAGAATCTGACACCTCTACATCCTCAATGAAGATTTCAAGGTTTTCTATGAGGTCTCTGAATTGTTCACCCATGGGCTTTTCTTCTCTTAATCGACCTTTCTTTGGGGCCTTCGTTTCCAACGATGCCCTTTTCTATCCCCCAACCATATTTAGGTTGGTGATATATTTTTAACCCAAGGTGTCTTATGAAAGCGTTAATATGGCAAACGTGAACGAAAAGGGTGTTTCTACTAATCGTGTCCTTTCTACAGTGGTGTACGGTGTTGGGGTGCTTGTATATGAAGCCCTGAATGTCTTCGGTGGTTATGGTTTTCCCCGTATAGAGATTCTTGGTCAGGTAATAAAATATTTCATTCTGAACGGGCGTGAGGCGGAATATATGGCTTTTGCATGCGCTAATAATCTTTCCAGAGTCCGGGTAGAAAGTAAAATCGTTATCTACGATAGGTTCTCTATCAACAATAGGCTGCTTAATTGAAGATCCGAGAACACAGGTAAAGAACATTTCGTATTTTTTTAGAAGGTCTGGGGAAAGTTTTTTGTGGATATTTCTTAAGGATTCAATGGACTTTTCGATTTTAAGTTCGTAGTTTGCTTGCACTTTGATTTTCCTCAAATAAATACATTATTCAATTTATTTTAATTAAAATTTTAAATATGTCTAGGATGTATTTATGCTAGGCTTTTGTTAACGACAAAAATAATATTGGGAGGTTCGTTATGTGCGCTTTGTGTAGTCTTTTCTTGATGTGTATAGGTATATTCTGTTTTTGGCTTGGTTGCTCTGCAAGTTTGAGAGATAAGGTCAGGGATTGGCTAGAATAGACCCGAGGCGAAAGGACTTAACCCCGGGCCGGCCATTGTGTGAAGTCTAGGGCATACAGAATGGTTACATAAAGTCTTTCACGTAAATTACGATCTGTCCAGATTGAATCTCAAAAACTCGAAGTCCCTGATTTGCATTTTAAGCGTCGCTGAGTGCCCTTTGATATTTTTTAGCTACCACGAGACCTAAACCTATCTAAAGCCCTCTGGATTCTGTTTTTTGACGGCATGGCGATGATAGTTCCGTCAGGTTTAACGTCTGCTATAGAAACTGAGGAGTTCTTTTGATCCGCGATACGTGGTTCTTCATAAATCGTTACGTTAACACCCATTGTAGAAAGCGTTCCGTGTTTTAAGGAGGTCTCGTTGATGTTGTGAGATAACAGCTCAACTGTTTCTGCAAACTTGCGCTTCAGATCAACACTATTTACTGAAATCTGATAGACTGCTTGCCCAATATGAGCAGATAAAGCCCCAACAACAAAGCTTGTGTCTGCCCCATCAATAATACTTCCAACCCTTATAAAAATATCCTCTGCCGTTAGTTCCTTTTGAATTTTTGGCCTAGAGATTGGTTTTCTTCTCTTGTAAGCACGCTTTTTAAGCGGAACCTTACCGTTTAAGCCTGTACGTGGTTATGCACAACAAATGATTTGGGGTAAAGACGGCGTGCCAGATTACTGGCTGAAGCTTGCATTCC